CGATGAACGCCGCTGCGTTGGCGAACCCCGCAGTGCTGGAGGCCGTCTCAAACTCGGTCTTAAGGAGCACCTCCAGGCCGAGCGCGGAGACAGTCAGCGGCCCCGTGTGAATGTCGCCGCTGACTCCCGAGATGACGAACGTGCCGAGCGGAACGACCTCGGGGGTTCCGTCGAGGTAGCGGATGCCGCCCTCGACGTATATGCGCTGCCCGTTGACCCCGTACGTGTCCGTCTCGCTGGTCGGGAAGTCGGCCGGATCGGCGATGGTCAGGGTCAGCGTCCGCCGTACGTCACTGCCCCTGTCGACCCCTATCGAGCCGTCGACAAAGGGAACGTCCTCCGCAACGATGCTGCCTGCGTACAGGACGTTCACCTTGACGACGCGCCCATGATCCGTAGTGAGGGCGGGAGCCCATTTGGCGCTCGTGGCTTGCATGGGCTATCCCTCCGTGAGGATGTTTTGCCAGGATCCGCGCCCCTGGACGCCCTCCCACTGGTCGTAGTCGGTCAGGATGTCGGCCCATGTGTGCAGCGCGGAGCCCTGGAGGCCGCCGACCGGCCGGTCAATCTCCGTAATGTTCAGCGTCCAGCGCCACCCTTCCTGGTTCGCTGCGCCGGATACCGGGTCGCTGTCCACATCCTTGGTGGCGATGTAGAGATTGCCCTTGAGGCCGTATCCCGGCATGGCCTGAATCAGCGCCGGTAGACCGGAGTCCAGGAGGGCGTCAAAGGTCTCGTTCGCTGACTCGTCCCATATGAGTACCGAGATGGTCGAGGTTCGCCCCGCACGCTTGCCAGTGACGTGCACCGGATTGCGGCGGCCTACGATCTCGTAGGTGCTCGACCTCGCCGCGCGAGACCATTTGATAGGCGCCTCCATCATCACTCGCGTGTTCACAGCGGGAATGCCGGGGGACTTGAGCCACACGTAATCCGGATCGCTGAGCACGGGCGCGTTCGTGTCTCGGGTGAACAGTCGAGTGCCTCGTGAGCCGTCCGACTGGTACCAAGTGATGGCGTACCAAACGCTTGTGGCGAGGGGCGCCTCATAGTCCTCGATGTGCATCGGAGCGCTGGAGTTGGGCGCCCGGTTGTACTCCAGGCCGTAGCCCCGGACGTACGACGCTGAGCCGTCCGCATCCATCCGCTGAACTGACACCGTGGGCTCCGTGTGCCCGTTCTCGACATCCAGCGTCACGCAACCCGTGGCGTCATCTGTCGACAGCGAGTATTGCGGCGTTGCGGGCGTGAGGATGATGTTGTCTGCAACGTAGTAGTCCGAGGTGCCCGACTGGTGGGACCACTCCAGGCCGACCTTTGCGAATGCCGCGCCGACGGGAGCCGTCCGAGTCTGGTTGTTGACCTGCGCTGCGTACTCGCCCGAGTTCGAGTGGGTGTAGAACTGATCCGGGTTGTCGGCCTGGAAGAGACTGCCATCCGCCTTGAACCAGTCAACCCGCACGCGGAACGTGCTGTCGACGGTGTTCGCCGGTATGGGGTTGTGTCGCCACGAGGTCGCCTGTACGAGGTACGTGACCCCGGGCGTGACCGCAAGCAAGCGGTTCAGCTGCATGCCGACGATTCCGGAGCCAGCGGGAGTCACCTTGAGTGCGAAGTACCCGTCCGTGATGTTCGACTCCATCCCCGAGCGGGAGTGCGAGGCGACATTGGTCGGGGTCCACGCAGGCAGTGCGGACTCCGTGGAGAACTCGTCGTAGTCCAGGAGGTTGCCCGAGGGGTTCGCGGCGGCCTTGAGTTGGAACTCCTCCGCTGTGTAGACCTGCCCACCTGCGGAGGTGGTGATGTAGTGGCCGAGTTGTGCGTAGACAGCGCCCGCAGGAGCTCGGCCAGCGGCAGCGACGCGGATGATTGCGGGGTTCGAGCCTGCGCTGTAGACGCTCGGGGGAGTGGTGCCCAGCATCGCCCACGCGCCGTTGAACCAGCGGATCTCGGAGGTGACCGAGTATGCAACGCCGTTTGCCGCGTAGATCAGGCCGTATCCGACGTACTCGATGCCGGGGGAGACTGGGAATCCCGCGCTCGTGTGCAGGTCGATGACTCCCGCTGCCACGGAGGTCGCGCGGAGGGCGTAGTAACCGGACCCCGTGAGTAGGCTGACTGCCTGCCGGTCAAGGTTGGCGTTCGCCGCCGTCCAGCCGGAGGTGTCGCCCTCGATAGACTGCACGTCGTACGGCAGCATGTTGCCGAAGATGGTCTGCGCAGCGCCGAAGTAGAGATCATCGATCACCACGGCTTGACCAGCGGCAAGCCCGTTGATCGTGAACGTCAGCGCCATGTGGGTCGCGCCAACCGGGGCACGGTCCGCTACAGCGGCATATCCAGCGTTGTTGAAGCCGGTCGCGTTCACTACGGAGGCCGTAGGGCCGCTCTTGAATCCGACCTGCGTACCGCCCGTGACCGCTGACCACCACTCGATGTTGACCCGAACGGTCAAGCCAGCGAGAGCAGCGGCGAGGCCTACCGGGACGCGAGCGACGTACTCAGTGCCCGCAGAGGCGGCGACCCGAGTGGTCATCCAAATGGTCGCCTCGCCGGTCGCTGTCGCCGTGACGCGGAGGCCGTAGGTGCCGCTGAGCTTGGTGGTCGTCTGGACCGTAGTAGTTGCGTTCGCGCCGCTTGCAGCCCACTGGCTAGTGCCACCCTCGAAAGTGGAGGCCGCAATGGGCAGGAGGTTTGGGTTGCCGTATGCCATCGAGGCTCCAGGGGACAGGGCGGAGCGTCCTCACGTGAGTACGCTCCGCCGTGCGGTCGTCGTTACTCGAAGATCGGGAGACCTAGGCCCTCGTCCTCGCTTACCGTCGTTCCGTCGTCGACGACGATGATGTTTCCCGTGCTCGGGTAGCCCACGACCACCGTGTTTCCGTTGGCGTCCGTGGACGTCTCGGTGTGCGGAATGGTGTAGTCACCCGGTTGGGTCTCGTCCATCGGCCCCTGTATCTCGGACTCCGGCACTTAGAAGTTCCTCCCTAGGTCAGCGGGACCAACGAGCCCCGATTCGATGCGTGCGTCTGCGCGCCTGTCTACGTAGGCCTCCAGCTCGGTGCCTCCCGCCACGAGGACGAGACGGTCTCCAGGCTGCAAGCCTCCGCCCCCGCTGCTTGCGAGGGTCGTGACACTGCGCCACTGTGCAGCGGTGAGGATGGCCTCGGGGCTACCGGTCTTGTTCACGGACATGGTGGCTCCAGGCTGAAGCCATCCCCCGCTGTCGTACTTGCGCGAGGGGGCGAACCCATACCAGTCCGTAAACATCGAGTCGTTGTACCCACGGGCGCGGGAGCCGATTACAACTCCGTCGCCGCCGCGCGATTCGACATTCACACCGTTGAGGGTTCCGGCCGTATGTCCGACACCGGAGTTTGTGATGCCGATCCGGTACGGGGCAGCGAGGCCGCGCACCCAACCGGGAGGAGCGGTCGAGCCACTGAACGAGCCGGTTGCCCAGCGTCGGTGTGGCTTCTGGCCGCGAATCACAGACTCGATGGCGGACGTCAGACCCGAACAGTCCCACGAGGGGTTTCCATTTCCGCCCCACTGATATCGCTTGCCGTTCTGCGTGCGAGCCCAGCGGAGTGCGGCCTGCGTGCCCTTGCCACCAATTCCGGCGGCCTCCATCTTCTTGTCGGACTCCTTGGAGTATCCGAAGATGGAATCCACGATCTTGGTGGGGATGCCGCGCGCCATCTGGCCGAAGCCCGAGTCTGCCCCGGGGATCTGCGAGAGCAGCGGGTTGACGACGTGCTTGACACCAGCGCGCGCCGAGGACTCGATGGTGTCTCCGAGCCAGGATGCGCCCTTCTTGATGCCCTCCCATGCGTCGGAGCCAACCCCCTTGATGTCCGAGCCAACACCCTTGATCCATCCGAAGATGCCGCCATCCGCAAACCGCTGCGATCCGTCGCCACCGAGCGCGTTACGCACGGCACCGACACCGCCTGACTTGGCAGTGGCATTCATCTTGTGGACCCAGCCAGCGCCGACAGCACGCGTGAACTCCGGGCGGAAGATGGACTCTCCACCGCTGAGCTCCAGGCCCCCGCCAGTGGGGGAGTAGAACTTGTGCGGATCACGCCCGGGGGTGTATCCCGGCATGACGCCACCACTGGCGAACTTCAGGGTCTTCAACGTGGGCGCGCCGAACGCCTTGGCGACCTTGTTCCACATGGGGACAATTCCGCCGTTATAAACGACGTCCACGATGAACTTGATGGGCGCCTTGGCGAGACCCTCGACCTTTTTCCACTGCTTGCCGATGTAGTCCTTGGCCGTGTTGAACGAGTCGCCAACGGCCTTGACGCCCCGCTTCATGAGGTCGAACGAGGGCTTCACGCCCTTTTCCCAAAGCCACTTGGCGATGTCGGCCACAGAGCGCAGCGCGGGACGGACGCCCTTTTCGTAGAGCCACCCGAATACGGCACCGAGAGCGCGGATGCCCTCCTTGAAGTACCCCCACACTGGCTTCACGCCGTTGTTCCAGAGCCACACAGCAAGGCGGGCGATGTTGTCCACCGCTGGCTTCACTGCGTTCTTCCAGAGCCATACGAACGCGTCGCCGAGGACCTGGAGGCCGAGGACGAGCGAGTCAACTACGGGCTTGACGCCGTTCTCCCACAACCAGACAGCAGCAGCGGCGATGAAATCGAATGCTGGCTTTACAGCGTTCGTCCACAGCCACGAGAACACCGCACCGAGCGCGAGCACGGCCAGATAGATCGGACCGAACACCACGACGGTTATGAGGGTCAGTAGGATTCGCGCTGCCGTGTCGATGAACGCAAAGGCGGGCTTGATGGCGTTGTTCCAGAGCCACATAGCCGCGTCGCCTACCGAGCGCATGACGCTCATGAATCCGTCGAACACTGGCTTCAGGACGTTGTTCCAGGCATAGAGCGCTGCGTCCTGGATTCCCTGCCAAGCTGACTGAACGATCTGCCGGAAAGTCTCCGACTTCTGGTACGCGAGGACGATGACGCCGACGAATGCCAGAATGGCCAGCACGATCAGCGTGAACGGGTTGAGCGACATCACGGCGTTCAGCAGCGTGTGCGCGGCGGCCATGCCGTTCGTGACCGCGATACCGATCAGCATCACGCCCCGGTAAACCGTCATGATCCCGGTTACGATTCCGGTGGCGATGGCCTGCGCGTTGAGTGCCACGGTGACGCCGAGGATTGCCAGCGCGAACGGAGCTATCCACGCGATGTTGTCGCGCACCCAAGCGAACGCGTCCTTACCCCAGCGGGCGACGTCCTTGACGGTATCGATCAGGCCCATAAGGGCAGGGATGCCGTACTTGACGAGTGCGCCGACGAGGTCTTGCTGAACGGTTCGGATCATCGTCTGAAACTCGTACTGCGGTCCGCTGCGCAGGGTGTCGCCCATGCGCTTCGCGGCTCCACCTACCTTGCCGAGTGTCCCAACGGCCTTGGAGGGGTCGAGGCTGAAGAGCGCGGTACCGAGGTCCTCGGCCTGCGTGCCGAACAGACCCACAGCGGCGGCCTCGCGGGCAACCGGGTCCTTCATGGCGCGGAGCCGGTCTAGGACCGTGTCCAGACCCCCAGTGGCCGACTTCCCGCCCTTGCCGATCTTCGCTGACATGGTGTCCATGTCCAGGCCGAGCGACTTATACGCAGCGGCCGTTCCCTTGGACCCATCGATTGCGCGGATGGAGAATTCCTTGAACGCGTCCGCGATGATGTCGGTATCCCGCGCGCCACCCTTGAGGCCCTGCGAGAACAGGCCAAGCGAGGTCTCGCTGTCCAATCCGAGCTTCTTGAGCTGGACGCTGTACTCCTGGAAAGTCTCCAAGAGGTCGTCAGCGTTGGGGCCGAGCTTCTGGAACCCTGTAGCGATGACGTCCAGCGCTGCGTCAGCATCCGGCGCGAGACCGTTCTTCAGCATCGCTGACACGGCCTGCGTTTGCATGCCCATGTCGGTGCCGAACGTGCGCGCAACGTCGCTCATCTTGGTCGCGATTGACTCAAGCTGCTTGTTCGTCGCGTCAGGCTTGACGAGCCCACCGTTGACGACAGCGCGGATGGACTCTGCGCCCTCCTCGAAGTTGTCGACGACGCCCTTGGCGAGGAGCTGTCCGGCGACCTTGCCGTAGCGCCCAGCGTCCTTGCTGGTGGCGCCGAGCTGTGCCTGTAGCTTGCTCGTCACGTTGGCCTGTTCGAGCGCCTGCCCCATGAGCTTCGCAAAGCCTGCGCCGATGGCCAGCGCTCCGGCGAACGCTGCGCCCTTGAAGCCTCCGGAGAACCCCTCTCCCGCGTCCTGTCCGGCATTCGCAGCGGGACTGACCATCTGTCGGCGTAGGTCGCCCTGGAAGCCCTGCAACGAAGGGACGATGGACACATACGCCACCGCGATCTCAGGTGCTGGCATGCGGCATCATCCCTTCGAAGTGCGCTTCCGGAACGCTTCCAGTGCAGCGCCAGTAATGACCTTGGGCTTCTTGGCCTCAAGGCCTGGACGCGGATACGGCTCCGGGAACGGTGGCCGGTTGCGCTGCGGAACGTCCTTGACCATGACTTGCCATGCCGTGACGTTAGTTGCGTCGATGGCGTCGGCCAGTAGGAAGTCAGTGCGGGTCCACAGCGGCTCGCCCTTGTTCATCGCCATGCGCGTCGCGCTGTCCGGCGGAAGCCCCCGAATGAGGACGTCCACCTTGCGGGGGCTCAACGTTCCTCGCCACATGTCGAGTAGGTCGAACCCCCGGAATGCGAGGTCTGCCTCTATCGCGTCCCCGTGCTCTTGAATGAGCGCGAGGAGGCTTAGGAGTTTCCCGCATTCACCTTCTCGCCCGCGACGTTCATGAACTCGCCGAGGGCCTTTACCTTCTTGTTGCCAGCGCGGAACTTGGCGTACTGCTCGTCGCCGAGGAGCGCCCGCAGCGCGTGCGTGAGCCGCTGCTCGTCGATGGCCTCAAGGACGTCAATGTCCCACTCGTCGGCGGTGGGGATGATGTAGGTCTCTCCGTTGAATTCGACCTCGTGGGCCGTGCCGGTCGCGTCGTTCTTCTTGGTGGTCGCCATGATGTCTCCTGAGTGGATATTGGGTGGATGAGGAGGGGCGGGAGCGTCCACCCGTTAGCCAGCGTCCTCGCGTGAGGATGCTGACTCCTCGGCACTCCCGCCCCTGGTATGCGTGCCGCTGGCCTTAGGCCGCAGCGCCCTGGGGGTCGTTGTCGTAGTCCAGGTACAGGACGTCGTTCGAGTCCGGGTAGACCGTGATGGTCAGCTCGAACGCCTGGAGGTCGCTGTCCGACAGCGTGACCTCACCGACCTCGACAACCTCGCCGATCGGAACGTGACGCCGACGCTTGATGTCGCCGTCTTCCAGCTCCAGCACGAACGAAACCTTCTCGCTCTTGGGAACCTTGACCGTCCGGGTGTTGATGTTCGAGGTCTCGTCCGTGGTGACCGTGGAGTTCGGGTTGGTCAGGCCGAACACGACGAGGTTGTCCTCAAGACATGTGACCTTGAGCTGTCGCTTGTGCTTGCTCCGGCGCGTACGGACGAGTCGCCCGCCCCAGGAGTAGAACTCGTTCACGTCCTCGTCGCGCGACTCGGAGGCGCCATCCTCGGACAGGAGGCCGACGGCCTTCCATGCCGGGACCGTGGTCATCGCCGCTGTGAGATCCGTCGGCAGCGCGGTCGCCCGAGGGGCCGTCCAGAGGTCCGCCCCTTCCCAGAGGCGGGGGTTTGCGGTATCACCAGCCATGGTGAGACTCCTTACTCACCCCGGAGGGTGAACTCAAATGCGAATGCGTAGCGGGGGGTGCCGGAATCGGGGTCCGGCAGATCCTGAGGCCCCCCAACCTCAGCGGCACGCCGTAGCGTCATCGCATGCGAGCGGGCAGACTCCATCAGGTCCCATGCGTCCTCCTCCGTCGCCGCCCATGCGTGCACGTCGATTCGGGGGCGATCAGTGACCACGGTGTTGCGGAGGCCGCCAACGCGCTTGACGCGAATGAACGTCTCGGGGCGGTCCTCGGGAACCTCGGAGTAGACCAGTGTTCCGGGCAGTGCGGCGCGGAGAAACTCGATCACGTAGAGGACTGCATCGGGGAACCGAACGAACGGCTTAGCCATCGAGCGACCTCAGTAGCTGAGACCGTGTGCTCTCTGCTGTCGCGCCGTCCTCGTACCCAGCGATCACGGCACCTCGCGCGCGCTCGCCCTCAATGGCGAAGTCGACGCGCGATTGACCGCCCTGCGAGGACACGTTCTCGTCCACGCGGCGAGTCTCGGCCTTGACGATCTCGGCGACCTCGGGACTCTTCAGCATCGCGTTAAGCGCGTTCCAGTTGATTCGGATACGTGCACTCACTAGCCAGTCACCTCCTGGAGCCGAGCCTCGATGTGGTGGACGCGCCCGCGCATGCGCAGTCGGCCAACTTTCCCGTCGACCTCCAGCGTCATGCCGTCGAACTCGATGCGGTCCGTACGCAGGAGGTCTACATCCCGCCCTCGTTCAGAGATCAGGCGCCAACCCGTGATGACTGAGGTCCGGTCTCCCGTGGCCTCGGTGCTGCCGTCCGGCTGGACGCTCACGCCGTAGACCACAGTCCGCGCCGCGAGAGCCCAGTCACGGACCGTCGAGGGGTTGCCGTACTTGTCGACCTTGTAGGGCGCCCGGACCCGAACGACGGAGTCAGCGGTGAGGATGCTCATTCGCTCCTCACCATCGCTGCGCCCCGCCGGTACCGGCCGAGGAGATCCTTGTCCTTGTCGGACAGCGAGGCGCCGATGGTCTCCGCCGCATAGGTGACGCTGAGGCTTCCCGCTGTCTCCTGTCGGAGATCCTCGGGGTTGTTCAGCACTCGCGCGCACGCAGTGAGGAGGACCCCGAGCACGTCGTCTGGAGTCTCCACGTAGCCGTGGGTGTACGTGACTCGAACCTCGTCGGCGAACCTGTTGACTCCGAGCTTGTCGCGCCGGAGCTTCCAGCCTGTTTCGTCGACCGGGGCGCCATCGACCACGACAGCGGACACGGCGACGACCGGGCGCTGAGGTAGCGACACCCAACCCTCGTCGGCGTACAGCGTGGCCGTAGTGGTGGCGCGAGTCAGGCGCTGTCTAGCGTACTTGCGGACGATATCCGACCCGACGCGGAGCACGAGCTCAGCGCCAACGGGTAGTGACTCCTCGTCGCGCTGCATCCATGCCGCGAGTTGGGCAGTAGTGGCGAGCGGGGGAAGTGCCATGACGTCCCCCTTCTAGGAAACGATCTGTTCGCCGCACTCCATACAGCGCGTCACGGTGACCTCGTCGCCCTCCGAATTGGTGACCTTGAAGGCCTCAATCCGGGGGGCGTCACACGAGGCACCGGGATGCGCGGGGGAGGCGGCATTTGCAGCGCGCTTACGCGGCGGCATGCCGAGCTCCTTACGCGGCGAGAACGCCAGTCAGGCGCGCGGCGGCGCGACCACCGAACGTGGCGAGCCCGGTGTAGAACTCCAGGCGAGTGCGGTACACGGGCTTGGAGTCGATTTCACCCAGGTCGTAGACCTGAACGCCACCGTTGGTCAGACCGGTCACGGCCTGGTCGCCCTCGCTGGAGCCGAACTTCACGGCGTAGATGGAACCCGCGACGTTGGACGAACCCATGACCTCGGTCATCGGGAGCACGTCCGTGCCGATGGCCGTCTGCCCCAGGTCCAACAGCGGAATGCCGTTGTAGGTCGCGACCATCTTCTGAGTCAGCGCCTCGCGGATCATCTCAACGCCACCGAGGCGCCGAGCGGAGCTCTTGATCTTGGCGATGACAGCGCGCGGGGCGTAGAGGGCGCCGTTCGAGCCGCTGAGGCCCGGAACCGTGGCGATCAGCTCGTCGAGCTTGTCGAAAAAGTCGTGCGCACCCGCCACCGGACCCATGCCGTTCGTCGCGGTGTTGATCACCTGCGCTCCGGTGAGGCGCTTCTTGAGGCCATCGAAGCCGAGCGGCTCGGTCGCCACGTCGCCGTTGATGAACTTGTCCTGGAAGAAGTACGCGGCCGACTTGACCTTGAGCCGAGTCTGGAGCGCGCGCTGGTCGTTCAGGTTGCCGCGCGTCTTGACGATGAACCGGTCCACGTCCGCGTCGCCACCGAGGATGACGAGGGACTCGGACTTCTGGACAACCGTTCCGGTCGACTCGGTGTAGCCGTTGTTCACGTCACGGAAAGCGACGCCCGGGAGCGTGGCCTCCTGGTTGTACGCGTACGCGTTGCCCTCGATGGTCATGAACGGGATGCGGTCGAGGACGCTCGACTCCTGGACGAACACCTCCAGCACGCCCCGCTGAAGATCGACGTTGGAGAGCTTGGCGGACTCAGCGAGAGTCAGAGCCATGTGGTACCCCCTGGGGTAGGTTTCGGGTTTCGCCTACTCACAGGGAGTAGGGAGTCTGGTTACTTGCTGCCGTTTTCGTAGCCACGGCGCAGGCGGTCGAATGCCGAAGTGGGCTCCGGCTCACTGGTCTCGCGGTTGCCGCCCCCGACGTCGCCCCACTTGCCCGAGGAGTCCGCAGCGGCGAGGTACGGGCGCTCCTTGAGGAGGTCGTCCACGGCCTTGGCTACCGCCGCGTCGTCCTTGCCCTTGAGGTCCTCGGCCTTGACGTACAGGAGGACGTCAGCGGGGTTGACGAGTCGGCCCTTGGCCTCGGCCTTGAGGTTGGTCTCAGCGAGAGTCACGGCGAACTCGCCCTGAATCTCCGCCTTGAGCGCCTCCAGGTCGGTGCCCTTGCTCGCAGCGTTGGAGCGACGCAGGCGGTTGGCCTCGGCCTCCAGCTCAGCCACTCGGGCATCCGCTGCCTTGCGCGCGTCGCGCTCAGCCTGTAGCGCCTTGATGCCACCCTCCCCGAGCTTGTCGTCTGCCGGAGGGGCGACGACCGGAGGAACGACCGGGGGGACCGGAGGAACGACCGGCGGGACGGGCGGCTCACCCTCGCCGGATCCGCCCTTGATGGGCCAGATCGGACGGCCGTCCTTGCGGAAGCCGAGCGCGAACTCACCGGTCTGCGAGTGGCGGGGGAGGGTGGACGTGCGCATAGGAATCGCTCCTAGGTGATGTAGCCGTGTTTGCGGAGTAGAGCGACCTGTAGCTCACGGTCGCCGTGGGCGTTATTCAGGATCTGCTCGGGCATGAGTCGCGCCTCTCGGGCGCGCATGTAGCGCTTTCCGGGAACCTTCTCGAATCCCGTGTTGAGCGCTCGGCCACCGATGCCACGCTTTGTGGCGCCCTCGGTGGTCACGGTCTTGCCAGTTGCTGTGGTGGTCATTCCGCGTCGCGCGTTCACGACCTGCCCCATGTCGGACCCGTTTGCCATGGCGTCAACACCAGCGGCACCGAACCGCTTGATGCGGTCCTCGGGAGACATGGACTCGTACAGCTTCCGGGGGTTCGACTCGGAGTCACGCCACTCGCGATCCGACATGGGTTCCATGCCGCAATCACACTTGGGGTGGCGCCGGAATCCCTCGCTGTAGCTGTATTGACGACCAGCCAGGATGATGCAGCGGGCACATGCCGGAAGCTTCACGACACGCACGTACGAGATGCATCGAGGCTCAGCGGCCATCGCGACCGAAGTAGCCACCCTGGCAGCGTCGTTGATCTGCGTCGAGACCATACGTGCCATCTGCTCAAGTCCCATGGCCATCGCCGACGAGGGCGCCATACCACCAGCGAGAGCGCGAGCGGTATTGATGGCGGGAAGCATGAGGAGAGTTGCGAGGGGCCGACCGTCCGACGCGAACCCCGCGAACGAGGCAGGTGTCAGGCGGCCGAGGGTTTCGAGCCCTGCGCCTTGTGCCAGCATCGCGCCGGTTACGTAGGCTTGGGCTCCCTGTGCTGCCGACACTTGGCCGAGCAGTACAGCGTTCATGATCTGCTTGCCAACCCCGCCAGACATGGCCGCAAGGATTCGATCGGGCGTCGCGCCGGACCAAAAGCTCTGTACGGCCGTCACAGCTCCTGCCGTGACTGTCTGGACCTGAGGCGTCCACGTGGCGCCTCCTCGGGGCTCTACTCGGTGGGCTGCGCGTCCTGGGGAGGCTTGGGACCGAACAGGCCCGCGATGTCGCCACCGACGATGGCCGCTGCCTGGTCGTCCCGCATGGACTTCCAGCGCTTGATTTCGTCCGGGCCGACTCCTGGGATTCGCTCCCACAGCGCCTCGTCCGGCACGCCAACCGCCTTGTACTTGGTGAGCGCGTCGGCGTATTGCGCGTCCGAGCGGAACTGAGCATCCCGCCACATGACCGAGCCCAGCGAGAGGGACTCAGCGCGCTTGGCGTCACCACTGGCGAGAGCCTCAAGGCGCATGATCTCCCGGAGGCTCGCACCGAGGATGCGCTGTCGCTCAGTCACCTTGGCCACTAGGCCTGACTCAGCGGCTGTGAGGGCGTCGGCCGAGACGTTGACCATCTGGCCGAGGAGGTAATGCGGGGGAGTACGGGTCTGCGCGGCGATGTGCTGGACGGCAATCTCGATGACCTTGATGTAGTTGCCGAGGTCCGCAGCGGAGAACTCCGCGATGCGAGCCTCTTTACCCTCCAGCCAAAGGAGCCGGTCCTTGCGGAACCGTTCGAGGGGTAGATCCTCCTCGCCGACAACCTCGTCAGTCTCGGGGTCCAGGATCTCGCGGACTGGCCGGTCCATGCCGAGCACAGCGCGCGCGGGAAGGGCGAGGCCGTCGGACGCTGTCAGGAGGTGCGCCCACAGCGTGTTGACCGCATTCTGAAGCGGAGCAACGTTCTCGATCTCGCTACGCGGGCGCCCGTTCAGCCGACCCCGGTTGGGAAGCTCGACCAGCGGGACGACGTTGCCCATGGGGTTCGAGTCGTGCGCGCTCTTGCTACGCGGAATGCCGATGGTGCGGGTCTCCCACTCGGCGTTGTCCTTGCGCTGATACCGGTAGTACCACCCGTCCGCAGCGCTGAAGAGCGTGGCGAAATCGTGCGAGCCGTCCGACCACACGTTCAGGCCGTAGCGTCGCTGTCGACGGGAGCCAGGAACGTACTCGATGATGGATTGCCCCGGACCCTGGAACGTGATTTCAACCTCGCCGTCCGGGCGCCATACCTGTGCGAACGAGCGCGCAGTGATGAGCGACTCCAGCGAGGCGAGGCTGAACTCAACGTCGCACTCGCTGCGTCGCCAAGCTTTCCACGCTGTCTGGTCGATGGTGCCATCCTCGCCACGGAATCCGATCGGCATGAGCCGCTCGTTCGTGGAGTCGGCGACTACCTCACACCAGTTATCGGCGAAATCGTCGAACAGGCCGCCCGACTGTGCACTGAACTCCGGCGACGCGAACAGCAGTGTGTGCTTTCCGTCGTAGTAGTCGCTCCAGCGCTGCGCCTTGCTCTTGCGTATCGCACGCTTGGCATCGAGGCGCCTCACGACGTCGAGCGGATTCTCCGCCATGTGGTCACCTCCAGCATCCTCACGTGAGGACGTGACTAGGAACTCGCAGCGCGAGGCTTACGAATGGGGCGCCGGACGTATCCGTCCAGGGCCATGACTGTTGCGGCGATGCCGTCGATTCGGGATGAGGACTTGTTCCGGTCAGGCTTGACCGGGCGCATGTTGTCGTTTCCGTCCACGTAGACCTCACAACACAGCGCCATCCATCGGAGGATGGGGTTAGCGCCGTGCTTGATGCGTCCCTCCCGGAGGAGGCGCTCCAGCTCCTTGGAGCCGGGCGACATGCCGAGGTAGGTCTGAGCGACCGGAATCACGTCAACGCCGCGTGTCTTCTTTTCGAGGCGCTGCACCATCTGACCCGCAAACATGCGGTCGTATGAGATGCGCTGGACGTCGAGCCGTCGGCAATCGTCGATGATCTGCCGCTCGATGGTGTCGTAGTCGACTGCATCGCCCTCTGTGAGGGTGAGGTGGCCGTCCCGAGCCCACTGGCGCAGCGGCATGTTCAACTGTGCTTCGAGCTCGTCCACGCGCTCTTCCGGGAGCCAGAAGCGGGAAACGATCTCCAGCTCTACGCCCGGTTGTCGCGACTCCACCACGAGTTGCCAAGCCGAAAAGTCGGAGACGGCCGAGAGGTCGACTCCGCCCCACGCGCGCCGGTACCGGAACTTCTTGTCGTCCACGGTGCCAGCGTTGGCGTCCCACATCGGCTGGTCGAGCCAGCGGGTTGCGGCTCGCATGCGCCGGTTGAGGCTCAGCCGGAGGAACGTGGGGAGGTAGCTCGGGGTCGCCTTGGCCTTGTTGGCCTCGCGACGCAGGTAGGACAGCGAGGGGGAGATTCCGAGACCAGGGTTGGCGCGTCGCCATGTCTCCTCGGCGAACGGATCGGCGTCCGCAGGCGCGGCCCATATGACGCCGTAGTGACCAGGGTCGGTAACGACTCGCTCGGCACAGCGCAGCGTGTACGTGTGCTTCTCGTCGTAGATCGATCCCTCGGTGCCCTCGTCCGCTGTGGTGATGTAGACGATCAGGGGCTGGTCACGCGCGCCGGTACCGGTCTCGATGGCGTCAATGAGGTCGCGCGACTTGTGCACGTGGACCTCGTCGACGATGGCGCCCGACACGTTGAGGCCGTGGGCCGTCTCGGCAACCTTGCTGAGGGGCCGGAAGACTCCGCCGGTACGCGGGACACGGATGACGCTCCGCAGGACCTCCACGCGGCCTCGTACGGCCTTGGACGTCTGCGCCATGCGCTTGCAGTCCTCGGCCACACGTCCGGCTTGCTCCAGCGAGCCAGCGGCAGCGTAGACCTCTGCGCCCATTTCGCGGTCAGCGAGGAGGAGCGTGAGCGCGATGCCGGAACTCAGCGTGGACTTGCCCGCCTTGCGAGGCACCTCGACCCACACGGAGCGAATGACGCGGATGGTCCGGTCAACCTCGGTGTCGTGATACACCCACCCGAAGATGGGGAAGATGACCCACACCTTTTGCCATGTCTGGAGGCGCAGCGGAGTCCCGCCCCATCGGCCCTTGGTGTGCTTGAAGGACTCGACAGCGCGGATGGCTCGGGCAGCGTGCTCGACGCTGAACCACGAGCCCTCTTGCTGCTCAGTGTGCGAGGTCCAGTGGAGCGGGCGACGCTCCCATGAGTCTTGGATCTCGTCCTCGGTCATGCCAAGCTCGATCAGCGAGGCGTACGGGACCGGGAGGGCTTGCTTCCAGAGACCCAGGGAATCAGTCGAACACGTCATCTTCAGCGTCTCCGTTCTCGGGCGGCGAGATCCTCGCTGCCGCAGAGGGGGAGAGGCCGAGTTCACCTGTCAGTGATCGGAAGTGCGCCCGGTAGGCGTTAAGGATGGTGGTCATGGGGTGTTTGACGATGCCGCGCTCAGTGGCGACAGTCATGCCCTCGCGCGTCAACGTGCGCTCGCCGTGCCACATGCGCGCGGCCGTGATGCAGTAGTCCGTGATGGTCTCGCGCTGTGCGTCGACCAGGCCAGCGGAAACGACCAGCGAGGGAACGACGCGAGCCCACACCTCGTGTGCCTTGGTGCGGAGCTCGGTTGCGTCCTTGGCCATCTTGCCTCGGGCGGGGGAGGGGAAGATCTCCAGCCAGTCAGGCTCGACCGGCTCGACCGGGGCGAAGCGTGCGCCCGGGGCGTTGCGGTCCTCGCGGAACGTGCCCTCACGGACAGCGGCGAGGTGGGGCTTGGGCTTGGCGCCGGAGACGGCCATGGGGTCGCCTCCTTGGGCGCGGGACATACCGGGGCAAGGTGGGTTAGCGTCCTCGCAGGTCAGAGCGGTGCGCACACGCGTGACCTGGAGCGATGCTCAGAATGCGGGAGTCTCCACAGGAACGCTCAGATCAGCCATATTGCGCGTCGACCTCCCTGCCGACCGTTTTCGCAGGTGGGAGGGGGTCACCCACCAGGGGCGTCCGTCGGCCAGAGCTTGATCACTGGCTTGGCGTTCGACGCTACGAACCCTCCAGGCTGGAGCCTCGCTGTCTCCTTGTTGTGACACGAGGAGCACAGCGGACGCAGACGAGACGACTCATCAGGGTTGCTGACACCCTCGGCGAGGAGCTCACGTCGGCTCTTGGGGAAGTGGTCGGCGACTGTCGCAGCGCGAGTGCACAGCAAGCACCATGGATGATCGTAGAGGTACGCTCGTCGCACTCGCTGCCATCGCGTCGTGCGGTATGCGTCGTTGCCATCTTCCTTACGTCGCGCCTCTCGCTGCCTGCGATGCACGTCACAAGGCCCGCCATTGGCTGTGGTCTTGGAGCATCCTGGTTGCGAACATGGCTTACGTGGACGTGAGGGCATACGTGCTCACCCCCTCTCGGGGAGTACCCATCATCGCGCACGGGGCGCGAACCGTAGGCATAGGGGGATCCGCGAGAGGGGGAGGTGTGTGAGCGCACAGGGGGTAGTCACTGCGCGCGTGGGGGAGGGCTAGAAGAGAGGGGTGGAGTATCCACAGTCAGCATGGGTCTTTACCCTGTGACAGGGCTTGCACAGCACCTGCACGTTGCCCTCGACGTCCTCGCCGCCCTTGTGTATGGGCTCGATGTGGTCTATCTCGACCAGCGAGGGGAGAGGCTGTGCAGGGCACGCAGCGCACTGAGGGCGGATGCCGTCGGCGACGTAGGCCGCGCGCATGAGCTTGCGCAGGTCTGCCGCAGCGTGTGAGCCCCGGGCGATGGTTACGCGTCGAGTGCGCTGTGAGCGCGTGTTCCGCGTGGCCATGTCGCCTCCAGCGTGCTCACGTGAGGATGTGCGCTACGCAAAGAACCTTCTACGGGTCTTTCCCCTGCGTAGCGCTGCGTGCCGGATCGAGGATTCGAACCAAGGACCTCCCCCTTGAATGGCGGGGGTGCTCTTCCACTGAGCTAATCCGGCGAACGGGGCGACGGACTCTTACCGTCCCGCCTCCGTGTTCGCACCGCTGACTAGGCGGGCTACTAGGGAGGGGCTCAACTGTGAGCTTGCCCCTTGAGCTATCGTCGGTCCCGGTCAGGGCCCTATTGTCGCTCCGTGTGTCTGGAAGGATTCGAACCTCCGGCTGACGCCCCCACCAAGGAGGCCGCTCTACCGCTGAGCTACAGACACAACGCGCGCTCAACCCCGGGAGAGATCGGGGGAGCGACGCGGAACCCTCCTCGGACCGCCGCACCGGAGTGTCTGTGCGCGGGAGGGGCTCTACTGTAGTTATCGTGTGGTAGCGGCCTGGACAGCGCGGAGGGGCGAGGGCTCGGCCCCTGACGCTCTGACCTGCGGAATGACGAAACGCGAGCCTCTGACCTGGGGGTTGACGGTTTGATGGACGATCTCGGTATGCATATGTTTTTCCTTATGTGAATCCTGGAAAACCATCAAACCGTCATACCGTCATTCGCGCTGGTCAGGAGGGGTGCGGAAGCGGCGCCTCCGCTCGCTGTCGTCACTCGCCCCCGTGACCTGACCGTGACATGTCACGCACGGTATCCACTAGTCACAGTGCGTGTTCGTATGGTGTGACGCGCGTCACTCGTCGAGGTCGCCGCCCCCCGGCTCGGCCCACGTGATCACGCAGCGCGCGGGGCCGTTGAACGGATGACCCTGCCCAGGTGCCTTGCATACTGTGACGTACTCCACAGCGATGCCAACGAGGTCGCGCCTGGTGAGGCCGTCCGACTTGGCCCATGTCTCCTCGGCGAGTCCATGGCGCAGGAATCCGAGATCGATCGAATCCCCACCGGTGAGCTCCTTGACCCGGTCCTCGGCCACCTTGAGGCGCTCCTCGCGCTCCCGCTTGTGCGGCATCCGGTACTTGGCGCTGCGCCCCTCGTAGAACCCCGCTGCGTCGTCCTGGTGGAACTTGTCGAGGCCCGCCTCAGCGCTCCGCATCGCCGCAGTGGCCTCTCGGATCTCCTGCGTCTCCTCGGGCCTCTGGAGGGTTGTCCAGCGCTCCGCAGCGGCAAGCATGACCGGGTCGTCGTCCTCGCTGTGCTCCATCCGCGCGAGCCAGCGAGAGGCAACGTAGCTCTCGACGGCCGGGCGGGAGACCAGGGCAGGGGCTGCGCAGTGGCCGCCTATCTGGTAGCGGTAGCAGTTGTACGAACTTCCCGTGGCGACCATGGCGCCCGAGCAACCGGCGCACCGGATACGCCCAGCAAGGATGTGCGTCGGCAGACCCGTGTTCGGCTCTGTCGGCATGATGCGCTGGCCGGACAAGGCCGCTCTCGCCCGAGTGGCGACGTCGGCCGAGATCATCCGGGGAAGTACGGCCTCGTCCACGCAGCGGACCCGTTCGCCCTTGGGGTTGAGGTAGGCCACGTTCGTACGTCGGAGGAGCACCGTGAGCCATCCCTCGTACGCAGGGTGCACCACGAGGTTGCGCACGGAGGCGCCGGACCATGGCACTCCGTGTGCAGTCACGTGTCCCTCAGCGTGCAGCACACGGGCCAGCGCACGGCCGGAGGTCTCGCCCTTGGCCAGCGTCTCGAAGATGCGCACCACGACATCCCAGGGCGCGACCTCTGTGCGGCTGGAGGCGAGGCAGTAGCGGGGCGTCGTGTCTGGCTTCAGTCGCCGTGTCACGGGGTCGACGGCGAGACCGTACGGAGCTCGGCTCAGCCAGCGCCCCTCGTTCCGCTGTCGATTCTTGGTGGTCTTCACGTTGTAGCTGAGGCGGTGGCTGTACTCGCGCGCCATCTCAGCGCGGTCGATGATCCATCGGCGGTCGCGCTCGTTCATCGAGTCGAGGCGCTCATAGTCGAAGATCACGCGTGCCTTGCCGAGCACGGGAACGACGGCCTCGGCGCCCTTGCGGCTGAAACGGTCCATGGCGTAGCACCAAAGCGCGGACACGTCACCATGCAGGACGGCGCTCAACGCTGCGTCCATCTTGGGTCGGTCGACGTCGCTCCACGCGCTGAGGTTCTCGGCCCATACCTTGCGGACCCGGTAGCCGTTCTCGTCGGCCCATCGTCGGCCAAGCTCCTCCTGTGAGCGGATGGACAGTGCGCGCTCGCCCTCGCGCACGATGCGTGACTTGCGGAGGAGGAGATCTACAAAAGGCTGGTGTTCTGAGTCGCTCATGTCGTCGTCGTCGTGCGGAAACGGCCCGTTTTTAGACCTTGTCACTCGGCAAACACCCCTTGACCTGCGGAAACGTCAGTTGCAAGGGTGTTTGTTTCCCCTGGGGGAACCGCACACCCTTACAAGAAGAGTAGCCGCAGGTCAGGGCATGCGAAAGCCCCGCCCGGATAGTCCGAACGGGGCTCCCGGGGCACTCAGTTGCCTTGTGAGTTGGCTTTCTTCCTGGCTCGTGACCGCCGCGCGTACTCCGCCTGCTTGGCACGCTGCGCGTCTCCTCCCCGCGCGCGTAGCTCCCGCTGCTTGGCCGCCTGCTCGGCTCGGTACCCCTCCGGATCCGCCTCACGCTCCGCTCGCTGCCGCTCCCGCTGAGCCTCGTTGTGGCGAGCTCGGTAGCCCTCCGGATCGGCGTCCATCTGCCGCTGCCTGCGTGCATTGCTCCGCTCGTTGCTGCAAGGCGCGCAGACACGCTCATACGGGCGCATGCCCTTGGTCTTGGTCATTCTCATGCGCCAGTGCTCCTCCGTCACTGGCTTGGTCTTGCCGCAGTCGTCGCAGCGCCTCAGCTCATCCATTGGGGTATCCACGCTCGTTGGGGTTGATAGGGGCCGTCCAGGTCTCCCACGGCGACCGCCGTACGTTCTCTGTGAAGGTGCTCGACGGCGCGCGCCACTGGGTCTTGTGGGGCGGCTCCTCGCCTATCGCTGGGCTCGTGCCCCACATGCGGTAGCACCTGGATAGCCAGCGTTCCGCGCCCTCGCGCGTAGGCCACGTGAGCACCTTGCGCCCTCGCAGCGAGCAGAACCCCCGCATCTGAACGTCACGGATAACGAACACCTCGCCCAGGGGACGGACCTCGTACCGGTCCTGCGGGGCGATCACTGGGCGCTGCACTTGGACAGCCAATCGCGCGCAGCGGAGCCGGTGCGGAAACGGAGCTGCATGAGGTTCCCGTCTCTGTCGGGCAGCGCACAGAACTCGCCCCCCATCTGCTCATCTACGATCTTGTACGCCTGCGCCAACGGGACCCATGTGATGCGGTACCGCGCGTGCCGATTCGTGCTGAGTACTGAGGTCATGTGGCGAGCCTAGCGCGCGCAGCTACTCACGCGATAGGGATACCGCGATGCCGCCAAGATGGGCCGACCAGGGCTCTCCACGTTCGACGGCCGAACGTCCATCCGTCACCATCGCCGCACGCAACGGGCCCACCACGTCGACCAGGGCGCGCGCTTGGACGTCCGGCCCATGCGGCTCCATTGCGTCCCGTACAGCGCCGCTGAGGGCCTTTGCTGCCGCCTCCGTGTCGGCAACGGTGGCACTGCCCACGCCCGAGCCCTCTATCGTCCACGTGATCTTGACCATGGGCGTTAGCTTACGGCCGCCAACCGGGGGAGTCCGCTGTGAAGAATGGCCCCACGTCTCACAGCCTCCGGTAGGTCGGCGTACTTCGGCCAGAGCACGGTGGGGGGCTCGCGCGGCATGAACGAGCCGAGGGCGGGCGACCACATCAGGTGGTACTCCCCGAGGAATCTCCCCGTGAACAGGCCCTCAGCGGTGAGCCGAAAGGCTTTCTTGAACAGTGGGCCGCGCAGTACCAGGCCGACCACCGCGCCGTATGCGCCAAGCACTGTCCGGAGTTCGTCACCGGTATAGACGTACTCGCGACTCTCCATGGTCTCCACACGTTGCCAGCGCCAAGCGTCCACAGAGATGTGCTCGGGCACGCTGACCTGTATCTCTACCGTCGGAACTTCAACCGTAACGCGCATGACCTTTGCCTACCCTTTGCACACAGCAACAATCACGCCACAGTGGCCGAAATGCTGCACACGTGTTCGATCGAGTACCTAGTGTCACTCGAACACCCGTACGGAAGCAAGGAATATGCCAAGCGTGTCTCTACGCTGCGTCATGACATGGTCACGCAAAGCAAATATAGATGTAGCGCCCACGCATGGGAAATGCGGGCAAAGGAAAGGCCCCCAGCATCCTCACGTGAGGATGCTGGGGGAGTCGCGCTCGGGCCTGTCAGGCGGGCTTGTGCGCCCTGATGGTTCCGGTGCTCCGGTTGACCGTTCCGCCCTTGCCGCAGTCGATGCAGTTCGAGTACATCCGGCGCACGTTGACCACTCCCGAGTTGGCGCACAGCGCAGGCTCCGGGGTCTTGGCGGGCGCAGCCTCGGTCTTGGCGATGACCTCCGCGTCGGTGCAGTGCGCGCACGGCTCCCACTTGGCGGCCTGGTCAGCGGGGATGCGGATCGGGTCGCCCGAGGAGATCCGGCGGCGAGAGTTGGCGCAGGAGTAAGAGGCGTGACGCTTGGCGCCCTTAGCGGTGCGGTAGTAAGTGATGGTGACCATTTCGGGCTCCTCGTGTCGGCGTGCGCCAAGTAAAGCACAGGTACTCACGCTGCCGCAACGCGAAAGGGCCCCCGGATCTCTCCAGGGGCCCCGTGTGCTACTTCGCTGCGATCAGTCGAGCAAGGAACCGGTCGAGGACGCTGTTCGCCTCCTCGGAGAGGTCTCGTGCCCAGCCGCTACCGTCGCTGGTTTCGTCCCCCACGCCGACCCCTGCCCGCTCGGCAAGTGCCACCACGATTACCATGGCCTCACGAGGGGAGAGGCCTACGGTGCCGTCTGCTCCGCTGTTGAGGATCTCGCGGGCCTCGTCAACGCGTGCGTCGGTGCCCGTACTACTCTCCTCGGCCGACACTGGCGCCTCCTCCAGGTCACCCACCAGGATTACGCGACGCTCGCCCGTGGCAGACTCCACGCAGACCTCAGGAATGCCGCTGTACCCCGGTCCGCTGGTCTCGACGACCGTACCGACGAACGCGCCTACGGTCTCGTGGTCCTTGCGTACCGAGTGACCACGGCCACCGTTCGCCACCGTGACCGTGGTGCCGATCGGGTATCGCTCGCTCATGATGCTCTCCTCGTTTGGGCGGAGGGCCAGTAAAGCACAGGTACTCACGCACGCACAACAGCATCCTCACGTGAGGATGCTGCCTACAGCGCCTTGCGGTGCACGAGCATGGCGAACTGGCGGGCGCCAAGCTCCTTGCTCGCTGCGCACTCCAAGATCATTGCTGATCTGTCCGCACCCTCGATGGTCACGAACAGGGGCGTTGAGTTCTTCTTGAGCAGCAATGCGAATATGCCCGTGAGCGCCACTCTCGTCGCCGTAACGCGCTTCGCCGCCTCGCCCCTGTCCACGGTCACGGTGGCGCCGTAGACCGGCACGTCCTCCTGTCCGGGTGCGGAGAGCCTCAGCGGGTCCTTGCGCACCATCATGCCCCCGACCCTGCTCGCCGCTACGCGCAACTCCATCAATTCCTTGGCCGCCGCTTTCTCGGCCTCGCTCTTCTTGCCAAACATGCTGACCCCTCCCCAAGATGACTGACCAGGCATCATATCAGATACAACGCGAAAGGCCCCCGCCGGAGCGGGGGCCGTTTCTAGGTGACGATCAGGTAACTACCATGCCGAGCTACCGTGTACCCTCTCGCCTCCAGGTCGGAGGCGTATTCCGAGAGCATCTCAGTTCGCTCCGCACCGACGTGGGCGAACTGCTCGTCTCCCGCTCGCCAGAAGATCGTCACGCGCCCTGGGTCTTCCATGAGCTTGTACCCGGCGGTCACGAACCCCGTGGCGTTGATCAGGGCCGAGGGTTTGTATCCGAGGCTCCGCAGAGTGCGGGCGATGCTGAGCTTGGTGGGCTTCTTGTCGGTGGGCATGGGGGTATCCTCTCGCGCCGATGTCGGCATGTCAACGGACAGCAAAAGACCCCCGGGATTCCTCCGGGGGTCATCTTTGCCGAGTGCCGATCAGTCGGCAGATGCCACGCGAACTCGACGCTGGAAGTGCCGTAGTGCGTCGCCGCGCTGCCGGGTGACCAGTAGGCCTCGCTCTGTTCCGTCGCTGACTCGGTACCATGTACCCGGGGTGCCCAGCGTGCCGAGGTCGTCGCTAAGGCTCTCCAGCGTTATACCGGCGCTACTGGTCTCTGTGGTCCATCGTTCCATTTGTCCTCCAGGTGACTGGTACCTCGTCTGTGCTGAGTGCCCCGGGCGGGAATCGAACCCACCTACCCTTGCGGGTCACCATCGGGGCGGACGTGCTACGCGCTGCGCTTGCTGCGGGGGAGCGGGGCGAAGTAATCGCGGACGCTGGACCTGTTGTCTTCCCAGCGGAGCGTGACCCATCGGAAGCTGTGAGCGTGTCGCGGGTTCTCGTCGCACTCGCTACCGTGTGTCGCGCACTTGAGCTTGCGTACTTCGGCCATCTTGTCCCCTCGTCGTCCTGCGGAGCGTCAGTCAAGCACAGGTACTCACGCTGACGCAACAGCATCCTCACGTGAGGATGCTGCCTCGGGGCTCGCTCGCTTGGCGTCCTCCTCGGCGCGCTCGGCGCAGTAGGTCACGGGGGCGGTTGTGAGCTTCGGCTTGCCGTTGACGTAGGTCGTCGTCGTCCGTATCTCCGTGTCCCAATCGAGACACTCGGGGACGTCCTCGCAACCGGTGAGCGCGAGCACGGCCAGCATCGCAGCGGCCATGGCGGAAGCCTTGACGGCCTGCGGGAAGTGGTTGGTCATCCGCGATGACGTCCCTTCTTGGAAAGCGGTCGCTTAGCGATCAGCATGGCGAGTGACCCGCAGATGAGCCAGAAGCCGAGGGCGTAGAGGGCGTACGCGGCGAATGCGGAGGTCACTGCTCACCCCTCATGGCGCGCTCGAAGTGGAGGGCGTCCGACACGCCTTGGCGCATCCTGTCGGCCTCCCTGCGCGTCCACGCCTCTCGCCGCGCGCTCATCGTCGCCGGGGGAGGGGTGACGCTCATGCGCCCCGTGACGCTCCCCATGCCCTTGATGACCGCCTCCACGTCCCTGCCGGTGGCGGCGCGCACGAGCCACTGTGCGAGGTCCAGCGCCTCGGAGGGGGACAGCTTGGCGCGGTCGCCGACTACGGCGAGGCTGATCACGTCGGGCTCCGTCTCGGTCTCCCATGCTCGGATGCGCCCGCCTCCGCTGGCCGAGCCCTCGATGATGTTTTCGCGACGCTGCTTGAACGGCATGTGTCTCTCCTGCGTATCGGTAGGCATGAACGGACTTGCTGAGTACTCCAGGAGGCCTACGACGGCCGCACGGCTTAACCGTCCTGGAGCGATGGGACTAGATGTCGCGCGCCCTGCGCAGCGACTCCAAGGCCTCGTATATGAGGGGCGTGAGGTACAGCGGCCCAACACGGAGAGGCCAGGACCGGAGCGTCAGCTTGCCGCCCTCTCGCGTCCAGACGTACTCCTTGCCGAACATGACCAGCTCTCGACGTCGCATGCTCAGATCTCCTTCAGGTCGGCCACCAGCGCGGCAGCGTCGTCCTCGTTCAGCTCCACGGTGGCCACGGTGCGACCGGCAGCGTTGCGCACATGCAGATCGATACGGATCCCGCGCCACTGCGCCTCGATGGTCCAGCCCTCGACAGTCTCGAACGTCCTCATGCTCGTCCCTCCAGGGCTTCAGCGTGCTTGCGGGCGCACGCGATGCGGAATGCTGCGTTGTCCAGGCACTTGCGCTTGGCTCGGCTGATGGCCACATGGCCGCTCGGGTGGTCTCCAGGCCATACGTAGACCGTCTCGACCTCCCGGGAGCCGAACCGCTTACGGGACTCTCGGAGCGTCACCTTGATGCCGCCAAAGGCCGCGTAGCCGATCCGGTAGAAGTACCGGCCCCTCATGCGGTCACGCCCTCGGGCTTCCGGCGCGCGTAGGCCGTCTCGATCGGGAACCGCTCGGCGAACTGCTTGCATCCCTTGCGCCATGCGTCGTTGACGGCGACGCGGGAGGGGCGCTCCAGGATGCGGGCCTCGATCAGCCGCGAGACCTCCTCGGCCGCAAGCTCCAGGGTCTTACCCTCGCCGAACTCTGCGCGGGCCTTGAGGACCTCGCGACGCAGCGGGGAGAGGCTGTCGAGCACGTCGTGAACCAGCGCGATGCGCGCCTTGCGGTCCGCCCGGTTGCGGTCGTCCGGAGTGATCAGGTCGTCCGGCACATCGAAGCACGCGAGGTCGCTCGCGATGGAGTCGCCGAAGGTTCCCGAGGGCTCGTCCGCGCTGCCTCCGTTGGCGGGAGCGTCCAGGCTCCGCGTGCCCTGGTACGCGAGCCGTGCGGCCTCCGCCCGGTCGGGGCTCAGTCGCCGCTCGACGTCCGGCAGGGAGCGTGCGAGGCGCTCGGCAAGGTATCCGTCGCCCTTGGCCGTCTTCAGGCACAGCATGTAGGTACGCATCGCGTCGTGGTCGGCCCCGGGGTTGCGCTCCGTGTACACGGCCTCTGCGATCGCGCCGCGTATCCGCTTGAACAGGAACGTCTCGGCCGAGGCTTTGGAAGCGTGCGACTCGTCCCAACGGCTGATGGCCTCCCACATTGCGAGGCGCCCCGTGCTCTCGAACTCCTCGGCCATCGTCGCCGCGTGCTGGTGGCCGTTTGCGACCTTGTTCGCCGCCTCCCGGGCGACCGCCGCTATGAGGCCCTCCGTGGCCTTGACGATGGCTCGTACGTCCTCAGCGTTGTGCTCCTGTGCGCCCTTGACCGTTGCCGCTGTAATCGCCATGTGCTTGCTCCTGATGTCCGGTTGCTGAGGTGCTCGTGGGGTAGCGGCCTCGCCCCGGACAGGGGCAGCACTGTGCGCTCGTCAGATCTGAAGCGACCGAGTGAGGGCAAAGAGATGCCCGATGTCCGGTGAGACCTGATCCGACGTGCGCACGTCTGATCGTTGGTTGCGTGAGTACCTGACCACGACTGCAAATCTGTGGTCAATGTGTGTGCGCTGTGTAGACACGTGTGGCTGGTGTGAAGTTGCAGCCATGATCGAAGGTGAGACCAGGCTCAAACCTTCGATGTAGTTGAATCGGATACGAGCGTCCCGCGTAACATTTGCGAAACCAAGGAAGCGCCTTTAACGGGGCGTCAGAAAGTTCGACTCAAAGAATCTTGGAACTGTGACCTACTCCGCAGCATCCTCACGTGAGTACGCTGCGGAGTGTGACGAGGTCGCCCAAACGGTCACGCTGCGCTACTAGAAGTCGGCTCCGTACAGCGACCCCCACGAGCGCTTGCCGATCTCCCCCTCAGCGGTAATCGGAACCCCGAAAAGGTCCATGGTCATGCACTTGCGGATCTCGCGCTCGACCTCCTCGACTTCCCCCGTGGGGGCGAACGCCAGTACCTCGTCATGGATCGGCAAGCGGAGGTAGGGCAGGAGCCCCGCAGCGTCCATATCGATCAGGCTTTGACCCAGGACGTCACGCGCTGCGGACTGGCACGCGTAGTTGACGACCGCGTACGTCCTCTTGCGGTCCAGCGGCAGACGGCGACCGGTGGCCGAGATGTGCACCATGCCGTTCTGATACGCCTGTCGCGTCCACTTCTTAGAGCTCCGGGAGATCTCCGGATACAGCCGGTTGTACGTGTTGATCGCGTGCTGGACGTCGGCTTCAGGAGCGCCGGACTGGCGAGCCAGCGTGGTGACCCCTCCGCCGTATACCTTGCCGAGCCCAACCGTCTTGTACTTCTTGCGGTGGTACTCCGTGGCGTCCTCTCCCGCGACGAGCCGAGCGGTGAACCAGTGGATATCCTCGTCGTTGGCGAACGCCTCCTTCATTCGCCGCACGTCGGCCAGCGCTGCCAAGACGCGCATCTCGATGGCGCTGAAGTCAACCGAGATCACAGCCTCCCCAGGGTCGGCGAGGAGGCAGCGGCGAATCATCATGTCCCGGGAGGGGAGTGTCTGCACGGCCGCTCGCGTGACGCTCATGCGCCCCGTGCGCGCCTGCAAGGTGTTGATATTGCAGTGGACGTATCCGTCCTCGTCCATCTCTTCAAGGAACGTGTCGACGTACGCCGTGCGCCACTTGCTCGCGCGCTTGGCGTGATACACGGCCTCAGCGAGCGGGTTGGGGGTCCGCCCTCCGATGCGCTCCCACTTGTCGTTGCGGTCGCAGAGGTGCAGGAGGACTGACTTGTCCACCTTGAGGTTCCCCGCGTCGGTGCGCTCCGTGAGCTCCTCGCCGGACTCAAGGAGCGCCTTGGCTATCTGATCGGGGGAGCCGAGCTTGAGCACGCCGTAGCTCTGTACGATCTCGAAGTTCCGCTGATAGTCGGCATCGAGGGTGTCGTACAGCCCCTCTGTGTACTCCTTGTCGACCAGCATTCCCGCGCGGGACATGGTGGCGCAGATGCGCGAGATCTCGTGCTCGTAGTCGAGGAGCTCCTTGCGGACACCGAGGCGCTCCAGCTCGGCGAGGTGAACGGGCAGGAGGCGGGCGCCGAGGATGACGTCAAGGAGGGCGTACTCGACGTACAGCGGGTCGAAGATGTCGATTCCGGCCCAACCGGTCTCTTTGGTGAACCCCAGCGAGTTGAAGTGCTTGGTGAGGCCGTCCTGAGTGTCGGGCGCTGAGGGATCGATGTAAAACGCAGCCTGAGGCTTCAGCTTCGGGCCGAGCCCTCCCGCCTCCGGGGGTCGAGGGTCGAGGAGCTTAGAGGTAATCATCGTGTCCGTGGACTTGGAACAGATGACCTCCAGGGACACGCCAAGATGCTTGTCCGAGGCGAGCCCATCGAACGAGATCATGTTGTGCCCGGTCAGCGCCGGTAGTTCGATCAGGGCCGTGCGCGCTGCGTGGTAGAACGGCCGACCGAGCTCAACGGGGATAGCCCAAGCCTCGGTGGCGTTGCCGAACTGCGAGAGGCGAACAAAGCTACGGCCCATTTTGCGGGCCTGGTGGTAGATGCCGAGACCGAGTGTCTCCGTGTCGAAACACGTCGTTCCGCGCTGTCGCCGGACCCACTCAAGGAACTTGGGTAGATCCTCGACCCGCTCGACGAGGTACCCACGCCACGGGAGGCCGCCAAGCGACCCGCTGAACTCCTTCATGCTTTCCTCCCATGCGAACGGCCACAGCATCCTCACGTGAGTACGCTGTGGCCGTGTCGGTGCGTGCGCTACGCGTTGTTCATGATCAGTCGAGCCAGGAAGAACAGGAGGATGGTCGCCGACACCAGCCAGCACGCACCGATGACCACATAACCCGCCTTGACGCGCGTCTCCATCAGGCGCCACCCTCCATCCTCGCTAGGCGCAACTTGGCTTGGTGCTCCTGCACCGCCTTGGCGTGCGCCTCCGGCACTGCCGACGCCTCGCCCGTGGTGCGGACCTCCCACGCCCCGTAGCGCATGCGCACGATGGTCTCTACCGACAGGTCGTCGTACTGATGGCTAGCGCGCTTGACTACGCCCGGTTGCTGCGGCAAGCGAACACCACTGATGATGCCGAGACGCGTACGCATGTTCAGCCACTGAGGGCGCCGGTAACTGGCCAAGCGGAGGGGCATTTCCTTGACCTCCAGGCATGATCCCTGCGGGCCTAGGTCGGCCATGTAGGCCGCAACGCCGTCCCGTGAGCCGAACACGTCGACGATTTCCGCGTCCTCGTCGTATCCGCCCCGGTCGTACACCACGAACACTGACAAACTCACTTCTGACCTCCGAATATGCCGGGCCCGGTGGCCGTGGCTATCTCGCGCTCGAATGCATCTGCGGGGCGCACCCCCACCAGGGCAATACCCTTGCTTGTCTTCTTGCGCGTGCAGCCCCGCTCTTCCATGGCTGAGTAGAACGCTCGACGCGTCCACCGTTCCCGCTGGGGGAGGTTCTCGGCCTCGCACCATTCGAGGTACGAGTTGAACGCCTCGTCGCCCGGCATGGTGCAATCGTCATTGCAGCGCTCCAGGACCCCCGGGAAGAACCCAGCGAGGGCGTCCGAGGTCTCCCGGTACTCCTTGGTTGCTCCCGTGATGACCTTGGGGTCCTGGAGGCCGTTGGCGTACCACTCGACGGCTCCACGGACGGCCCATGCGGCGATGCCCTCGGCCTCCGCCAGTAGCTTGCGGTCGAGGTCGTGATCCCGCTCGTGCGGCGCGAACCAGCGGGCAAACGGGATCATCTTGACCCTGCGCCAGAGGCCCTCGTCCTGACCCCGGAACTTGGGTCGGTGGTTGGTCGCGAGCATGAGGAGGAACGAGGGTCGAAACTCGAAGAACTCCTGACGCAGGAATCGCGCTGCGATCATGTCCTTTCCGGTGACCCGCTTCAGGACCGCCTCGCTCATGGGCTTCCCCGCCTCGCCCTCGCTGGCCATGACCAAGCGTGAGCCCCGCAGTGCGGCGACGTCGTTGGGGATGCCGCCCGAGGGCTTTTCCTCGAACGTGGCGAACGGCGTGGTCTTGCTGATCACGCGGAAGACGGCCGTCATCGTGTCCGTGAGTACGCTCTTGCCGTTGGCGCCCTTGCCCCACAGCACGGCAAAGCACTGCTCGTCGACATTCCCCGTGACCCCGTAGCCGCACAGCCGCTGCATGTACGGGACGAGTTCCGGGTGCCCCGGGAAGATCTCCGTGAGGAACCGTTCCCAGCGGGGGCACAGCGCAGCGGGCACGTAGTCGAGGTCCAGGCAGTAGGTGAGTAGGTCCTCCTTGTCGTGCGCCCGCATGGTGCCGGTCCGCAGGTCCACCGTGCCGTTCCGGAAGCTGAGGACGTCGGGCTTGGCGTCAAAGTCCGCAGCCCCCACGTGGACGCTCGGCACGCTGCGAAGCTCGACCATGAGGTTGTCGATGTTGGTTCGCATCGTGAAGCCCTTGGAAGCCTTGCGCCCCTCCTCGCTGCCGCTGAGCATGAGGGCCGCGCCCATGCGGTGAATCTCCTGCCGAACCTTGGTCTGCGACCGCTCCCACACTCGACCGCTCCACACGTAGAAGCCGAGGCCGTCGGCGTACTTGATACGCCCGTCGGTCCAGGCCACCAGCGCGTGAGCGTTCAGAGTGTCGGAAGATCCGTATCGCTGCGTGAGTGCCTTCAGCAACTCGACAGCTTCGGCGCCCTGATCGGACGAGACGGTTACCGTGCCCGTGCGCTCGGCTGCGACTGAGTTCGCCACAGGTACGTGCGTATCTCCCGCTCCCACTGGGCGAGCCTCTTTGACTGCCTTGTGGAGCGCGAACGGAAAGCCCGTAGGGTCTGCCTCGCGCCACGCTGTGAGGTCGCTTGCGCCTCCCGGGAGTTCAAGCGCGCGTACCTCAACACCATGCCCCTTGAGGCCGTCGGCGAGGGTGGCATTGAACCTCCGTCCTGCGTCGTCCGCATCGCCCGCGAGAACGACGAGATTTCCCTGTAGCCCATCCGCTAGCTCCTTGATGAGATCGGGAGAGGCAGCGAGCGCGGCCCCTCGGATGCATACGGCGTCGTAGCCCACGGCGACCGCTGTGAGGCCGTCTCCGGGCCCCTCAGAGACGATGGTGACTCCGTAGCCACCCTGCCCCCGGAACACGCCGTAGGCCCCCCAGTGGCGCCCCCTGGGGTTCATCAGGCCGACCCACCGACCGGGGCACTGTCCGCTGAGGTCGCGACCCTGTAGGCCGTGGATCTCGCCCTCGAAGTTGCGCAGCGGGACCGTGAGGCGGGGGAAGTCGGTAAACGTCCGGGAGCGCCACTTGAACGCGCCCACTCGCCCACCCGCCTCGTCGGCCCCCGCATCGACACCTACTCCGAGTTCTCCGGCCGTCTCGCTGTTCATGCCGAATCGTGTCGCGAGGTACGCCCGAGCCTTGTCGGCAATGGGGTACTCCTCGCGGTACGACTCGATCAGGCTGGAGGTGTCCTCGACGTACGTCGACAGCGCGGAGAGGTAGCGGTCCTCGACCAGCGTCGGGCGCTCCTTGCGGACCGTCTGACCCTCGCCGGTAGCCTCGAACATGTCGCGCCACTTCAGGCCAGCGGCCGTGATGACGTGCTCCGCCTCGCAGCCGACACGGCACG